AGTTTTCTTTGTCTATGGTGGTACTGATGTTGAGATGCGTGAAGATGTTCGTAAGTTATGTGAAAAACAAGACAACGCAATCATCATTGCTTCATACGGAACCTTCTCTACAGGCATTTCAATTCGAAGACTACATAATATTGTATTCTCTTCTCCATCCAAGAGTAGAATACGAGTATTACAGAGTATTGGCAGACAGTTAAGAAAGTCTGAACATAAAGATAAGGCTAGACTATTTGATATAGCAGATGACTTACATTGGAAGTCTTATCAGAATCATACTCTTCGTCATTATAATGAGCGTTTAAAAATATACGAATCCGAGAAGTTCTCACATAAGAAGTTAAGTATAAAATTGGAGAGCATATGCAAGACAACGGATACAGACTAATAAAACTCATAAACGGTGATTCTTTAATTGGTAGAGTTTTAGAAATAAGAAAAAAAACACTACTTGTTGAAAGACCTATGCAATTTAAAACTATTGTATTATTGGATCAGAATAAATTATCAAACACTGAAATGGTAGTGTTTAAAACATGGATCGATTATAGTCTTGATACATTTATTGAAATTGCTACTAGTGGAATAATTGCAATTTCAATTCCAGATCCTAAGATATCTTCATGTTACGATATGGAGAAAGAAAAAGAAGATAATCCTCAACTAAAAGAACAAGTTAATAAATTACAAGATATGACTGAACAAATTATTGGGGAAGTCACAAAGCCGATGTCAAATCTACCACCAGAAAATGTTAATGTAACATTTAATGTTCCGCCTGAGATGGCAGAAGAAATTATTGATATGATGGCAGAGGCAAAGGCTTGGGAAAATATAGATGAAGACTTTGAAGATGAAGATCTCTTCCCAGAAATTAAACCCCGTAAAAAGTCAAAGAAAAAGAAGAAGGTAGACCCTTCTTCCAATAATAAACCCCCTCAAAAGAAAAATAAAAAGGATCTCAAGGACTTCGGTAATGATTGGTCTGATTGGAGTCCTGATCCTAAAGACTATATCTAGAATAGATCATTAGGTGAACCGTGACACACTAAGTGTAACGAGCGAAAATAAAATGTCAATAGATTTTCCTTGAAAATCTTTCCAGATGGTGTAAGATCCTCATACAACATGGAGTATAACATGAAAAAGAAAAAGAAGAAGAAAAATATAGTGGTTGACATCGAGGTAACTAAAGTCAAAGCACCAAAAATAAAATCCCATTATATTGATAACAAAAAGTTTTTTCAAGAAATGGTTGATTGGAAAAAACAAGTAAAAGAATCAAGAGAGACTGGCGATCCTCTTCCACCAGTAACAGAATACATCGGTAGATGTTTTCTTGAGATAGCAGAGAATCTATCTAAGAAACCAAACTTTATGAATTATGTGTTTAAAGATGAAATGATAGGGGATGGTATAGAAAATTGTTTAATGTATTGTGAAAACTTTGATCCAGATAAATCCAATAATCCATTTTCGTATTTTACACAGATTATATATTTTGCATTTCTTCGAAGAATACAAAAAGAAAAGAAACAAAATTATATTAAATATAAGTTTTTAGAATCACAAGACCACGATGGTGATTTCACAAAGTATTTACAAGCAATGGGAATCACAGAAGAAGAACACGAAAATTACAAAAAACAAGAAGAAGAAAAGACCCAAACAAAGAAGCGTAAGAAGCGTAAGAAGAAAACATTAGAATCCTTTATGGAGGACTAAATGAAAGTCGCTATTATCTGTGATACACACTTTGGTGTACGAAACGATTCGCCGTTATTTTTAAATTACTTTTTGGATTTCTTTGAGAATCAATTCTTTCCGTATCTTCGTGAACACAATATTAAACAAGTAATACATCTTGGCGATCTGATGGATCGTCGTAAATTTGTTAATTTTCAAACACTAGCAGAAGTGAAAAAGAGATTTATTTCTCATTTTGATTCTGGTGAATTTGAACTTTGGTGTTTAATTGGCAACCACGATACCTATTATAAGAATACAAATCAAATTAATTCACTTAATCAACTTTTTGAAAACAATAATATAAACATTATTGATAGACCCATGAATGTTCAATTCGGCAGTCTATCAGTTGCTCTTATTCCCTGGATCAATAAGGAAAATTATGAAACATCTTTGGAATTCATTAAAAGTACGACTTCGCCTTTTATTATGGGTCATTTTGAACTGACAGGATTTGAAGTTCTTCGCGGTGTAAAGCATGAAGACGGAATGAGTCCTGCTATTCTTTCTCGATTTGAAACTGTATATTCTGGTCACTTTCACTGTAAGCAAAGTGAAAAGAATGTTTCATATCTTGGAACCCCATATCAAATCACATTCTCTGATTTGAAAGAAAGAAAGGGATTCCATATTCTTGATACAGAAACTCATGAACTAGAATTTATTGAAAATCCAAATCGTATTTTCTATGCAATTCGATATAATGATGCAGAACAGGATATGATGAAGACTAACTTTGTAAAGTATAAGAATTCTTTTGTAAAATTGATTGTAGAAAATAAAACTAAACCTTACATATTTGACAAGTTCTTAGATTCGATGTATGGTAATGCAGTAGCAAGTTTGAACATCATCGAAGAAAATAATGTTGAACTGAGTTCCGAACAGACTGTTGACAATACCAAAGATACACTTACAATCATCAACGCAGAGATTGATGCAATGGACGAAGTTCAAAACAAAAACAAACTTAAGAACATTATACACGAACTATATATGGAAAGCCTTTCACAATGAACATATTTGTATTAGATAAGAATCCAGTAACAGCAGCCGAATATATGTGTGACAAACATATTGTTAAGATGATTTTGGAAAGTTGTCAGTTACTATCTACCGCCCATCGAGTTCTTGATGGACAAAAGGTAGAAAGACAAACCAAAAACGGTCGTCGTTATATTTATTACAAACTTGAAGATCTTAAAGTGGATGGATATATTTACAAGTCAACAATGGTCAATCATCCATGTACGATCTGGGCTAGACAGTCAACTCGTAACTACGATTGGTTGTGCAAGCATACACTTGCTCTGTGTGAGCAATATACAAAACGGTATGGTAAGATACATGTATCTACCCCACTATCAGAGTGGTTATTCCGACATCCACCTATTGGATTGAAGATTGATGATCTAACACCATTTGCCCAAGCAATGCCAGATCAGTATAAGCATCAAGATGCAGTAAAAGCATATCGAGACTACTATATTTTTGAAAAATCCAGATTTGCCAAGTGGAAACTGGGAAATGTACCGGACTGGTATACGGAAGCACTCAAAGAAAATTCTTTACTAAATAGTAAAGAGGAAATGATAAATGGAGCAACCGTCTGAAAAATATACCTTAGCGGATTTAATGGAAGGCATTGCCAAGCGAAAAATAGTAGTTCGTGGTGGTAAGCGCAAAGTTCTATTTCGCTGCAGACCCGGTGAAAAAAAGGTTGGTAGATCATGTCGTCGCATCCCTTCTTCTCAGTTAAACAAATTAAAAAGAAGAGCAAAAAGAGCAGCGCGAAAAGCCCGCACTAAAAGAATGAGAGCACAGAGAAGGAGAACGGTTTCTCTCCGTCGTAGGAGAAATATCCCCAAAACTCCAAAAAGGTGATTTTTAATAATTTATTATGATTACATTTAAAAAAGTGAGATGGAAAAATTTCCTATCAACAGGAAACAATTTCACAGAAATAGAATTAGATAAAAATAGAACCACCTTGATCAGTGGTGAAAATGGTGCAGGTAAGACTACTCTTCTTGACGCTATTACTTTTGTTCTATTTGGTAAGCCATATCGAAATATCAATATTCCCCAACTACCAAATTCAATCAATGAGAAGGATTGTCTTGTTGAGATTGAGTTTATTTCTGGTGGTGTGGAATACAAGATCCGTAGAGGACTTGCACCAAAGATCTTTGAGGTCTATAAGTCTGGCAAGATGATGGATCAGGATGCTAAATCCAAAGACTATCAGAAGATGTTGGAAG